TCTGCCTGCTCTTCGTCGGAGTCCATGATCTGCAGGAAAGACTCAATCGTGCGATCCATGGTCTGCCAGCCAATGATATCGGCCAGAGATGCCATCCCTCCGGCTTCCACAGCCCCTTGAACCATCTGTGTAAGGTCCGCTAACCAGACTTTCACATAATCTTCGTACACCATGTCAGGGGAGGGCACAAATATGAGCCCCCGCATGAGCCGCTCAGTAGAGAGCATCGCGTCATGCATAGAACTGCTGACTTTGGTTTGCCCCTCGAGCGGAGCCAGATCTTCAGCGATCGCGGCATCGTCCAAAGCGGACTCGATCGAAATGTGGTCAACTTTGCGCTGCGCATCGGGCCCGAGTTTCGGCCGAAGTTGCTGCAGGAACTGAACCTGAGCCATTTCGATTTGCTTGTTTCCAGAGCCAAGCGTGCGCTCCTCAGTGAGCTCCCAGCAATCGACGTCCAAAATCTCCTCCGGCACTCCGTCCTCGAGGCAGGCGCGCTGAAAAGCTTTGGCCATGGGATCGGGGAGCGTGCGGATACAGGCGCGCCGACAAATCTCGTAATCCTTAGCCTCCTCGTATTCGTAAGCCAGTTGCATCATGCCTGAGACAAGCTGATTGACGGTGTTAACCCTGGCCATGGTTTCAGTTGCCGTCATCTCCTTTTCGTTTTTGCCTCCGTCCTGCGTGAAGCTCGAGGAAAAGCGCTGCATTGCAGATTGATTGCGGTTGAAAGCCATCTCGATCAACGCGGCATCGGGCTTGTAGCGCTCATCATTCTTGACCATGGCCACTCCGGCCGGGATTACGCCCATGTGATTGAACAGCGCCTTTTTGATGCGCGTCATATCGGCATTGCCGGCGACTCGGAAGAACCAGAGGAGTTGCTCAAAAATTGCCTCATTGAATTTGCAGTGCAACCGGTTTTCGAGATCGCACACACCCCAAAGCATCCAGCCCAGGGAGCGAACTGAATGGTACCGAAACGGAGTAACCGCGGAGCAGTCGCCAAAGTTGAAGTGGATGATCTCGTTGAGCGAGTTGGCAAAGCGCCGATCGCCGGAGGTGTAAAGGAAACTGCTATTGTCCGGCTTTTCCGGAGGTTTCCCGCCTGCAGGGTATTGCTTGTAATTTTCCTGAGTAACTCCCCAATCAAGGATGATCCGCCGGTACCAACCGTCTGTGTCCTTGGCTCCGCGAAAGTAAAAGTCCCAGCAATCGATCGTGGGCACAGCATCAGAGCCCCAAAATCCCAAATCCTGCTTGGCGAGCTCCTCGATCCGCTCCGGCATGTACTGGTAAGCCGTCGCGTTTGGCTGTTTCTGCGTCATCTGGCGCACGTAATCCCATTGGCTCATAACCGTATCCATCTGCCAGCCAGGATCCTTTTTTGGACCGTGCGTGAGGGTGTAAAGCTGAGCCGGGGTGTATTCTCGGAAAATGGCAAAGCGATCGATGTTCGCGCCGGATAGCAGCGTTTCCCTTGGCACCATTACGCTCGAGATCGGAACTACATCGGGGACCATGCCGCGGCGAGTGTCCCAATGGGTGGGCCCGATGCCATGGAGCATGACGGCCGCGCCGGTCTGCCGCCGCTGCTCTTTGTAAGGCATACTCTTTCGAAGTACTCGATTGATGTGCTTGGTGATGGTGTGCCCGTACTCGCGCCGCATGTTCCGTGCTCCGCGGTGAACGGCGATATTGAAGAAATTACCAGACTTGAGCATTGCGGAGTTCCACTGCCGGCGAGCGTTGCCCAGGAGGTTAGGGCCCTCGAGGTTATTGCGGTTGATCTCTACCTGATTCTCTTCCGCGAGCGCCTCATCGAAGGGCGGATCCCCGTTGTAAAGGCGATCCAAAATGGTGCGATTTTCTCCGCGAGGCAGATCGGCTAAGCGCCAATCCCAAACTTGCTGATTTACGAGGGAGGCGTTATCCCAACGATCCGTTACTTCTTTCGCGGTGCTCATTCACCGTGGGCAATAAACCCTTGCGGTGAGCACTGCAAGACTAAACGCTGCAGGAGCAAGCCTCAGCGCGATAGATTTTCGCCTCAGGGATGGGGACAATGAAGGAGCCGCCGCCCTCCATCCATTTTCGGTTCTTATCCATTATTTCCTGCGCGAAATTCCAAGCGAAGATGACGGCATACTCCGGATCGTCGACGTAAAAGCCGCCCTGGTTGACGATCGGGATATCCGTGCCGGGAATGTACCGATACCACTTTGAAGGAGTGCAATCGTAGACGCAGGACAGATCAGCGCGGGAGAGCCCCATGGCGTTAATCCAAACGGTGCTCTTGGCGGAAGCTCCAAAGCCCACAACGCGCTTTCCTTCTTTGCGCAGTTGTTTGATCAAGCCTTTGAGCTTCTCGATCGCGTCGGAGCTTTTCTCCGCAAATTCCTGCCAGCTTTTTTGAGTGGCGCTCTCCGCGTCAAGGTACTCGAGGACCGTTTGGCTGGCCTTTATCTCAGGGCTCCGGCGCTGGATCATGAGCAGAATCGCGCCGCCGTGAATGGTGTAGTGCTTGAGATCCTTGAGGCAGAATGGGCCGCCGTTGAGCAGGGCTTTGATCGCTCGGATGGAGAGATAGCTGCAGTGCTCGTGATAAATCTGGTCAAAACTAATCGCCTTGAGTTGATCCATCACGTAAGGCACCTCGATACAAATCAGCGTCTCTGGCCCAGCCAGGAGTTGCAAGTTGGCCATGAAGGCTTGCCAGTCTGGTACGTGGCAAAAGACGTGACGGGCAAAGATCATCCCCACTTTGGGCATCGCTTGGCTCGCCATCGCGGCTGAGACGGGGTTGAAGAAATCGCGGATCGTCCGGATGCCCTGCTTTTCGGCCGCTGCCGCCAGATTTGATGCCGGCTCGATACCGATCACAGCTTCTGCGCCGTGGCTGCGACAGTAATTCAAGAAATCGCCGTCATTGCTGCCAATCTCGAGGACGGTTTTGCAGGAGGCTTGCGCGCTGCAGTCATTCCACAAGAGCTCAAAATGTTGCCGCATGGTGTCACTCTTGCTGGTTACGTAGGGATAATCCTTGGCGTAAAGGATCCCAGGGTCGACAACTACGCTCAACTGCGCCAAACCGCATTGAGGGCAGAGAAGAATCTCGAGCGGCGCAAAACCGGCTCGCTCCTCTGCGTCCTGGCAGAAATCGTTAGCGAGTGGCTGAACCCCAAGGCTGAAAGCAGGCAGGAGGCGATCGGCGTTGGCTCCGGCTTTTGTTCCGCCAGGGAGAATAGGAGGGCCAAAGTTGCAGGCACGGCAGCGATTGTGAATGGTGTACACGGTTCAGCCTTTCTTTCGGATTATTGCGAGTTGAGGGGCAACGTAAATCGAATCGAGATCCATCAGCCCTCCGGTCATCAGAGGCGCGAGGTAGGTCGCCAGCCACTCCCAATGAGTCTGACAGCCAGGACTTGTGAAACCGCACCCCAAGTCCTCAATACAGTAGAGCCCTCCCGGCTTGATCAGTGGCCACAAACCGGCAAAAGAGATTTGAACCGCCCTTGGCTCATGTGAGCCATCGTCGATCGCGATATCGATGGTTTGCTTAACGTCAGCCGTGAAGCACGCCCAAAAAACCGGATCCGTTTGGTCTGCGGCCATGAACCCGTAACGATCGAACTGCTCCATACCTGCCCCGAACTGCTTTGGAGTGTTCCACTCGTTAGTCCCGCTAACATTGTCGATCCCGATCACCCAAGCGGCATCGAAGTAATCCAGCCAAGTGCGAACCGATTCCCCTCCGCCAACTCCAATCTCAACCAGCTTTACCGGAGTGTGCCGGAGCGGCGTGAAGAATTTCTCATAATGCAACGTGTAAGCCTTGGGTTGGGCATGAGTGCGCGTAAACTGCGTGGCTTTGTCCGTGCCGTGCCTGATCGCGATCTCATCCAAGGTTTTCATCATTCCCATTTCTGGCGATCTACGATGTGAAAGTAAAGGTTGAGTCGGTACTTGGTGCATTGCTGGCAAATGGCGTGCCCTGTGCGCTGCTCGATCATTTGCTCCGGAGTCGTTTCCAAATAATCCGTGAGAGAGATGCGCCGGTCTGCCACGCAGGCGCACAGCGACGTCTTACCATCGTGCCGGATGAACGTAAACATGCCTCCTGCTCCAACCGGACAAGCTGAGCGGAGCGGGATTTGCGCGTACATATCCCTCGCCTGCGTCGGAGGGATCCTCAGCCGATCCATTGTGTCCCGCCACTGCGCGGAGACAGGAGGCAAAGCAAGATTCCAATCCGGCCGGAGGGGCTGAACCTCAAACGGAGTAGCCTCCGCGTCCTTTTCCCGGCAATACTGGATCGCATTTTCCATTGAGATTGCCCTGGCCGTGCTTGTAAAGAGCTCGATCCCGCACTGAGCCGCAAAAGCCTTCATGAGCTCGAGATCCGCCACATTGTCTTTGTAAATGTGGTAATTGACGGAGATTTGCACGCGCTGAGCCGCTCTGGCGTTTGCCTCGCCCAGCAAAATCATGTTCGCCTTAACCTTTTCGATATCGCCGCCAGCGTGCCCTTTCTCGTAAACCTCCTGCGTGAAGCCGGAGAGCGAGACGATCATGAAATCAGGCTTGGCGGCCAGAGTCTCATCCAGGCGCTGAACGTAGTTGAGATTGGTGGAGAGCTCGCAGCGCAGTCCTCGAGCTTTGACGGCTGCGATGCACTCCGGCAAACGAGGGTGCAAAAAGGGCTCCGAATTGCCGTAGAGAAAAACGATCGCTTTGGGATTTTCGCTGGCGATCTTGTCGATAATCTTGCCCATCAGTTCCGGCTCCATGATCCCGGTCTGATGCTCGTACCCAGCTTTATTCCCCTTGGTGCAAGTGGGGCATTTGAGGTTACACGCGGAATTTACCTCGAGAAAGTAGCGCCAGGAGCGAAGCCCGATAATTTCCTTTGTTATCGCGCCATCGATGAACGGCAGAGCCGCCTCTGCGTAAGCCGCCTCGAGCTCTGGACTCATTACGGACAGCCGCCTCCGCCATTGGGCCGCCACTCCTTCACCATCGGCAGCCTTGGACCGTTGCCCCAATAAACCTCAGCCTCGAATCTGCTTTCGAGAGCATCGATACCTGAGACTTTGATCCGTTCACGCATGAAGATGGACGGGAGAGTGCGAACAAAGTTCGAAGTAGTCCACAGGAAATTGCCGGCCGGTATGTGTTGACTGCCATCGGCCATATTGCGCATGAAGTGTGAGCAGACCATTTCCGCTCCCGCTTCAAGGTCCGCGACGCAGGCGCGCCAGTTGGTTACCAAGTCGAACATCATAGCGCGCCGCCAGGGGCCCGAGACGTTTTGGCCGTAAGGGCTCCCGTGCTCATGGGAACTGCCCTTGGCGTGAAGATAAAGGATCGCCCAATTTGGGTTGGCTTTGGCCCATCGCTCGAGCATGACGATCGTTAGGTTTTCCGCTCGCGACTTGAGCCCGTGAAAAGAGAGCTTCGCTTTCGAAGGCAGGAGCATTTTTGCAATGTCCTCGCTCTCCTCGCCTCCGTTGACTCCGACAAAGAGCTCATCAGCCGCGGCGATAAGTCCGGTTCGCTCCATTTCGGTTACCTGCTCCGCAATGATATCGACTGCCATCGGCCGCAGTGTCGGAGGCGTGCCAAGATAGAACAAAGTGTGATAAAAAATACTAATGCGCATGACAGTGTTTTTCTTTGGTTAGGGCTACGGTTATGCCATGGAGCTCTATCCTTGTCCGGAGCGCGCTATGGCACAAATTGAGTTTCTTTGCCCAATCCGCTATGCACATTTTTTGACCGTTGTGCTCGATCATTCTAGTGCGTCGCGTGTTAAGCATCTGCTCTCGCCTCGTTGCCCATCGGCAGTTGCCTTTTGAATAGCCCTTGCCGTTGTCTATTCGCTCGAGAGTTAAGCCTCTTTTGTAGCTCGAAAGCATATCCTCAGCAAAGCTGAGAAAGCGCTGCCACCTCTGGCACACAGTGATCCCTCTGCCTCCGTAATAATTGTAATAAGGATGCCGCGGATTTTGACACCTGCGGAGCATATTGGCCCAAACATCGTAAATAGGGTGCCTCGCTTTTCTCCGGTTAAATCCGTGGGTCAATGTTGTCGGAGCTTTCATGGGTGCGGATAGTAGGGCGGAGCAGTTAACCGATCGCCAACAAGCAAGCCTTGTTGCTGTTCGCGGTGAAAACCTCCCGGCATCCCATCCCAATTTGGCCACTCTGACTCAGCCTCCCAGGTAGCCATGATTGCGGGGTAACCCTGAGCTCTGGCCCATTCCGTAATACAGTTGGCTCCGTGCTCTGCAGGGTAGCGTTGCTCTGGCCGCGTGACCTTGAACGGGTACATGTTCATGATCATCGGAGCCATCCAAAAGCCCGTGGTCCGGAGATGGGGAAAGACATTCACTCTGGCATCGCCGCAGTTGGCCGTGCTGCCGTAGATCGCCGCGCTCCCGTATTTGTGAAATACCTCAGCCATCCTCGAGAGCCACTGCGGCCGGCGCAGGTACGCGCTGTTTCCCAAAAAAAGCATCATATCACAGGGGATCGCTCGAGCGGCCGCTTGGAAAGCGCCTAAATCGTGGCCGCTGTTATCGTGCTCGAACCATTCAACCGGATGCGCGCAGGATTCCGCCAAGCCGCGCATTTCGAGGGTTGGCTTGCCGCCGTTGGAAACAAAAATAAGCTGGTGCTCCATCCCGGCTGGATTCTCGTTGTAAGTGGCGATGAACCGGCAGGCGTTATCGAAAAACGCCCCCTCGAAAACTGGGAAAATGTAAACGACTGCGATTCTCATAAGCGGTAAGGACCATCAGCCCAGGCAGACCATTGACGTTGAATCACCGGAGTGGCTGCGCGATAGCGATCAGTATGCGAGCAGAAGCTCAGGCAGTTACTCTGATTGCCGCGCCACATGATATCCATGGGCAAGCGCCAGTGAACCGGCTCCCAAACTCCGTTCCACGTTACCAGCTTAACCGGTTTGCCGTGCTGATGAAGTCGACGCCAGAGCGCGTCTGAGCCGTGCTCGAAATTGTAGCGATCAGCGCGACTCATCGGCCGCGGGTAGCTCAGGAGCGAGGCGGAATCACAGGCAAACGCTGTTGTGTTGAGGTGCGTCCGGACAAGGTTGCTCGAGAAAGAGCCATACATACCGTTGCCGTATTTCTCCCAAGCCTCAGCCATCCTGGCAAGCCAGCCCTCGCGGTGAAAATAAACCGTCTCGCCGCAGCAAAAGAGAAACTTTCCCTGAAACTGCAGCGCCGCGTCCATGTAACCGCCGATATCCCAGGACGGATCGTTGCTGCGGAGGAGAAAGGTGGCGTTGAGCGGGAGGAAAAGCATCTGCGTTTCGAGCGGGAGCGCGCCGCCGTTGCAGACCACAATTACGCGGTTAGTCGCGCCGGGAGGGTTGGCGAGGTAACTCCCAACGAAGCGAGCGCAGTAATCGTGAGTGAGAGGGCCGCCAGAAACCGCGATATAAACAACATGGATCACGCCAGGATCCAGCATTTGGGATCGAGCTCTGCGCGCTGTTCCGGTTTGAGACGTTTCTGGATCAGGCTCATAGGGGTATGCACCTTGAGCTTGAGGGGACAAAGGCAGGCGCTGCAGACGTTTAGCTCCGCGTCCTTCGAGGTTTTGAGATCCATTTCATGCAAGCGCTTCAGTTTCTCTTTGATCCGGTTTGCGGCCGGGACCGTGAAGAGCTCCGTGAGGCTCTTGCCCTTTTCGTTCTTGGGACAGACGGCGCAGATTGCCGCCCTGGATTCTGAAACCGCTGCAGGCTCTGGAGGCAAGCCGCTCTCTTCCCATTCCATGAGCAGCGCCGCTCCGGCCGCAATCTTTTTCACGGCTGAAATCGCGTCGCGTACCGGTACCGAAAGAAGCGGGGAGATTTCCGGAGGGGGGATCTCCTGGCGCGCTGGCTGGATCGCCGGGATGCCCAGGCGCGCACGGTTGAAGCTCTCGAGCTCGTTGCCCACTACGGCCGGATCGATGGAAAGCTTGTGCTGAATCAGCATCGCGGGATTTCTTTTCCGATGCTCGATAATCTCTGCCACCTGCCGATCGAAAGTATTGCCCTTGGGATTGGGCGCACTCCATTTGCTTTGGCTCTGGTAAAATTGCCAGCCGCCATTTGGGAAAACTGATCGATTAAATGTCTGCATAAATCAGTGACCGCAGCAGGAGGTTGCCAGAGGCACGACAACTTGTCCGGCCGATGGGCTCGCCGGAGGTAACTGCAGCCCCAGGCGCTGGAGATTGTAAGCCTCGAGCTCGTTGCCCACTGCAACCGGATCCAGGGAGAGCCCGTGCTGCGCGACGATCGCCGGATTTTTCATCCGATGCTTGATAATGAGCTCTACAGTCTGCGTAAAGGTGCTCGCGATCGGAGTCGGAGCTTTCCACATGGTTTGAGGCTGCAGGAATTGCCAGCCGCCATTTGGAAACGTGCTACGAGAGAAAGGTTGATCCATAACTTAGGGCTTGGGTTTGAGGATTGCAGTGCGGCACTTGGTTGGATCCTTGGCGCGCTCACTGGCTGTCTGAAGCGCCTGCCAGGAGTTGCTCGCGGTTACCTCATCCACGACTTTACCGGAGCCGTCTAAAATCACGTAAAGCTTTGCCGGGAGGACTGAGTTTGGGAGCGGGAGTGATTTCATTTTCGCGACTTAAGCTCTGTCTTTTGCATAAATTCCCGATGCTTAGCAAGTTCTTGTTCGAGCCAATCGTCATCCTCCTGCTTTTGCGCCGTTACATCTTTGAGGATTGCGATCAGGAAACCTTGCCGCCTCGCTCCCTCAACACCCGTCACCAGCGAATCAGCCATATCAGGGCTCTCCGTGAGGCGCTCTTTCATTTCCTTCTTTGTCTCTGCCTCAATTCGGCTCTTGGAAACCAAACGCCAGATCCGCCTCCGGAGCTCCGTGGCGCAATCCTTTGGCAGGTTGCGAATCTGCCGGCCGATCATCAGGTAGTAGATGGAAAACCAAAGCTCCGTAACGAATTTGGAGTAATGCTCATCGCAGCGTTTGAGCCGCTTTTCGCCTGTGTCCTTGTCGATAACAAATTCATCCTGCGAAACCGGCCGCTTGGTGGCTGGCCCTCCGAAGTCCACCACATTGACTTCCGCAGACCACACCTGAGCAAAGGTAACTGCCAGGGTTGACCGGCCGTCGAAGTAGAAGCTCGAGGGAGGGATCTTGTAACCCTCGCAATAGGATCTACAGAATTTGGCGATCTGCTTTTCAACTCGATCGCCTCCGGTCTGAACTGCGACGGGGACGGTTGGCTGAGCTTTCACCTCGATCACGTCGCGCCCCTCGATATCGCGGCCGAAACGCAAGTGCGTGAGAATACAGCGATCGCCACCCTCGCCACCGTAAGCGGCATCCAGCGAGACAATATCGGTTATGTCCGATCCTTCCCATACAACCTGATCGTACGCGCCGCTTGTCTCTGGCAGGGAGTGCGGGATGATTCTGAATTTCTCCGTGCCGGGGAGCGGCTTGCCTACGCATTGCTGCCAGTAAAGGGGATGGTCCGGACCATGGAGCCGGAGGACTGCCTCATGCTTTTTCCAGTGAATGAGATAGGGGTAGCGAGGCGGCAGGTTCTTGGGTTGATCCATGTTGGGTGAGTCGCGCCCATCCAAAGCGATCACCCAAGCATTGTAAAAGGTGCTTAACCATTCCTGCGTTTTGCCGTTGTCTTTCCACGCCTCCCAGCCGCCGATCGGTTTTGCGGCCGTGCACAACGGATCGTCAAGGTCCGTAGGGTTGCCGTCCAAAATCGCCTCAAAGTTTTTCCCGTACCAATTCGCGTAAGCATTGAGGAAATTGGGATGCATGAAGCTCACCTCATCCCCGAAATGGCCCAGGCGGCCGCCCTTGGGCGGTTTCACGCCGGCATAAGCGCCCATGCCCACCCATTGGCCGCCCTTTTTGCAGGGGACAAAGATGATCCCTTTGGTGAGGAGCCGCCCAGCAACGCCACCCTCTGAGATGACGTCGGGAGTTATGCACGTCTTTGACTCGAGGACCACTCCCGGCAGCCATGGGAACCGCTCTCGAGCACGATTGAAAAGCCCTTTGATTGCGCCCCAATTCCGGAGCTCTGCGCCGCGCAACTCTGTGCTCGAAATGATCCAGAGGGTATTGAATGGAAGAACCCACCAATTGCAGAGGACGTATTTGGAACTGATGTAGGTTTTATTGGAGTCGCCGCTGCCCATCATGATCACGATCTCATGCTCGGTCTTGCGCTTGAGGCAGAGATCACTCCAACGGTGATGATCATCCTCCGGCCAGAGCAGATTGAACATGCACCGGTAATGATGAAAGAGCCCCTCGCCGTAGCTCTTGCCGCCGCGCTCAATCTTGCCGCCAGCGCGGATCATATCGATTTCCACGTTTACGGCTGTGTAGTTATCTGGCCAGGAAAGCCCGTATTTAATCATGTTGAATTATCTTATTGCGGTATAGCTACGGCTTTGTAGTATGCGCGCCATGGCAACTCGCAACAAGAAACTTAAAAGCGGCTTCTACTTCCCGAGACTCCCGATCGAGTTGGCCAACCGGTTAGAGGATGAAGCTAAGCGCAACAAAAGAACGCTCCCGGCAGAAATCGTTATCCGGCTCGAGCAATCACTACAACCCAATGAAGATCACCGTAATTCACCACTCCGCAGACGCTGATGGCATTTTCTGCCGCGAGATCGCACGGCATTTCCTGCTCATCGATCGCTATAGCCCTGGCTCGCCTCCGCCTGAGGTTGAGTTTATCGGATGGGACTTTCCAAATGAGTTTCTAACTCTTTCGCAGATCGTTGACTCAGATCGGGTTTACGTGATGGATCTCCCATTGGATAAGACTTTTGGCTTCGATGCCTCCGATCTGCCGGGATTTAATTGGGAAAGGTTCATTTGGATCGATCATCATGCGACGTCGATCGCCTCACACCCAACGGGCATCCCTGGCTATCGGATCGACGGAGTTGCCGCGTGCCGGTTGGCTTGGCAATGGTTTCTCAACTACAGCATCCGGAACATCGGCGGAGGATTGCCCAAAAAGCAGGAGTTTATTGATCGACTGGTAAAAGAGCCCCTGGCTGTGCAACTGGCTGGCGAGTACGACATTTGGGATAAGCGCAATCCCGCGGCCGAAACTTTCCAGTATGCGCTCAAGTGCGGGGAGATTGGGCTCAGCACGTATCACGCGCTTTTCGCCAACGATGAGCGGATCCTCAAGAACATGCTCTTTGGCGGAGACTTGGCCCAGCGCTACGCTAAACAGGTCGATGCTGACACCTGCAGGGCCAGGAGCTTTCTGATGAAATGGGAGGAGCTCAATTTCCTGTGCAAATTCTGCGCGCTTCAATTCGATGTTTTTCGCGAGCCGCGATATTGAGGCAACTGGCCATGATGCCCTCATGGGCTTTTGTTGGGACGGCCGGCAATGGAATGTGAGCCTCTATCACGCCAAGCACAAAACCGATCTGGATCTTTCGAAGATTGCCGCCAAGCACGGAGGCGGAGGGCACAAAGGCGCGTGCGGTTTCACCTGCAAAACTTTGCCCTTCCCGCTGTGAACATCAAAAATTACACCTCAGGGATCGCCAAAGAGACAACGATCAGCCGGATCGAGTGGAAGCTCGCGGCCATTGGCGCGACGCACATAACTAAAACCTACGGTCCAAACTCCTCGATCATTTCCATTATATTCAACATTCCGGACGGCAAGCGATCGATCCCGATTCGGCTCCCGGCCAATGTGCACGCCTGTTATGAGGCGCTCTGGCGGCACTACTGCGCGACGCACCGGCAGCCTCGAGAGGCAGCCAAGAAAACGCTCTTCGAGCAGGCGGAGCGAACAGCTTGGAAACTGGTACAGGACTGGATTGACGTGCAAGTGTCCATGGTGGAAATGAAACAGGCGGAGGCGCTGCAGGTTTTCCTTCCCTACGCTTGGGACGGCAAACAAACTTTGTTTGAGGCGATGAGAGCCGGAGGCTTCAAGGCATTGCCGGAAAGCACTGAGTCATGAGCAAAGGCAAGTTCCCTCGCGAGACAGCGCTCGAGGTGGCAAAGGAGCTCTACACGGCGCTGCAGCCTCACGCTATGCGCCTCAAGGTTGCTGGCTCCCTGCGCCGCGGCTTGAGATTCGTTTCCGATATCGAGTTTGTGATCATCCCTAAGATCGAGCTTCGCGATGACGATCTGTTCGGGGACAAGAAAACCGCCGTTGATCACACCGCCAAGGAGCTCGATCGAATGATCCAATGGAGCACGCTTTGGAGGCGGCGTAATTCGTCCGGAAGCGAAATGTGGGGAGAGAAAAATAAGCTGGCTGTGCACACCAATAGCGGGATCCCCGTCGATTTCTTTTTCACGACTGAGAGCAACTGGTTTATGACGCTCTTTATCAGGACTGGCCCGAAAATGCTGAATATCAAGGTTGCGACCCTGGCCAAAAGGAAAGGCTGGAACCTCGAGGCGTATGGATCTGGGTTTGTAAATTCCAGGGAGCGCCAGCATTGGCCAGTCTATAGCGAGGAGGACATTTTCAAATTTGTTGGCTTGCCTTTTGTGCCTCCGGATCGACGCCGATAATTTCCCTGCAGTCACTTCAACCAATAAACCTCAAAACAGAAAGGATAGTTAATGGCCCGTCCACAGTCTCAGGATCTCGATCTCGGAAATTCGCCGGGAGTGAGCCTGCCAAAAATCAAAGCGCTCGAAACCTTGGGTTACAAGTTCATCGATATCCGCGACAAGAAGAGCGAGCTCGCGGAGGAGTTGGGAGCAATCGAAACCAAAATGCTCGATCTCATGGCGGAGAAAGGGATCGAGCGCTACCGTTTCGGGGATCAAGAGTTGCTCCTCAAAAAAGGTAAAAATCATGCCAAGGTCCGTACCGTCAAAGTCGAACCCGGGGAAGAGAATGAAGAATCTGGCTCTGATTAGCCTGATTTTGCTTTTCGGTTGCGCACGGCCGGCGACTCGAACGCCGGCTGTGCCGCTCCCGCCAAAAGTGAAATACAAACCTCGCGCCGCCCTGGCAGAGGAGGCAAAGACTCTGAGCCTGCTGCTCGAGTGGACTAACGCAGGGCCCGTGCACGTTTTCAACTCGCCCAACCTGTTTAGCTGGTCAGAGGTGACCAACACCAACCTGCGCGTTTACGTCGTGCGCGAACCGCCGCCAGCGTTTTACCGCGTTTGGGAGGAGCCAGGAGTAAGGCTGGCATGGGATCCAAGTCCAACTCCAGGCACGGACGGGTATCGGCTTTATTGGGGGTGCGGCCAGCGCGCTTATACCAATTCGGTCGACTGCAGCGCTGCCTTGACTTGGGACTTGCTCGGGCTCCACACCAACACAGCGTATTTTTTTGCCGTCACGGCTTACAACCTGCAAGGGTTTGAGAGCCCCTTTTCTGAGGAGGCAACCTACGTCACTCCCGGGTATCATGTGATACCGGCCAGGATCCGTAAGCCATGAGTCTCGCTCCCGCACGCTGGCCAGGAGGCGCGCCGATCTGCGAGGTGGCGAACCTCCCGGCCTTCCTCAGCAAGAAAGCACTGGACAAGTTTTTGGGCTCGATGTGCACCTCATCCCTCATCTCCTGGCAGTGCGGAGATTGTATGCGCTGGCATTGCTGGCCGAAACCCAAAGCGCCAGCCGGCTCGAGCTCCGGCTCTGAGCGCCGTTACAAGATCCCCGCTCGCATCCTTAAACTCGTAAATACCACTCGTTATGACCCAAACACCCAATGAACCTGTAGCAAAGTTTGAAGAATGGTGCCTTGTCGAATTATTCGGACACAACCGGATCATCGGCAAATGCACTGAAACAGTGATCGCCGGAGGCGCTTTCCTGCGCGTCGACGTGCCGGAGGTGAAAACCGAAAAAGCTTTCACGCGCTTTTACCGGCCGGAAGCGATCTATTGCATCTCACCAGTGAGTGAGGAGATCGCGCTCAAGATGGTTGAAGAGTACCGCGCTGAACCTGTGAGCCGCTTCTGCCTGCAGCAACTGGAAGAGGTAATCCATAAGCAGCCAGGGCTTGAATTTGACGGCTGCAACGATGGAGAGAGAGGAGCACCAGAATGATCACGGAGCCACTCAGTGAGGAGTCAGTAGACCACTGGCACTTGTGCGAAACCTGCAAAGCGAAAATCCCGTGCCATGACACTCACAAAAAGTGCGAGGCGAGCGGCATCGGAAACGCGGCCAGGGTGAACCATGGGGGCCCATTCTGCGAGCGCTGCAGGTGCGGGATCATGTTCCTGCGCTACACCATAATGCGCCAAGAAAACCTCTTCCAAGTCCTGGCAATGCTCACGGAATTTGAAGAGGAAAACCCCAAAGTCAGACCAGATCGGAAATAAATGAAAACGCCCTTGGAATACGCCAGAGATTTTTTTGTCAGTGAGGCTCACGCTCGATCCCTGGCCAAGTTTATCGAGGACACCCTTAAGGAATGCCAGGGCGAGTCTGCAGTGTTAGGGCTCGAGCGCCACCAAAACAAAGTCCTTAATGAGGAGCTCGCAAACCTGCAAAAAAATCTCGATCGCGAGCGAGAATTATACAAAGTGCTCGAGGAGGACAACGGCCGGCTGCGCGCAAATTTACGACGCCTCCAAAAAGAGCTCGAGGAGGATAGGAAAAGCTGGAATGAAACGACTGCACAGCTTGAGGCTTGCCGCCATGATCTCGGGCTCGCGGTTAAGGAGGCAAGCGCCAGGGATGAAAAATGGAAAACCGGGATCGAGGAGGTGCTCGGGTGCAAATTGGATTTCACTACCCTCAATGCCCACAACTGCGCCAGCGTTGCGCTCGTAAAGTGGGCAGCCGATCAAAGGCGGCGCTGCGATCGACTAGATGAGGCGCTTTTGCAGATTGAGAAAATGATCTGCGCTGCGAGGTTACGCTAAAATCACTTCCCCCCAATGAGTAGCGCCACTGCCAGGAGCAACACCGCCACAGCCAGCAAAGGCCACTGAGGACGGATCATCGAACCCACTGCCAGGAGCAGACTGATCACAACCAGAATCGTAAATGCGTTTATAGCCATGGCCTACTCTACTCCATGAACGGATATTGGACTTCGCGCTTCGACGGAAAATGCGATCGCGTGATCGGAGACTTTGCTACCTCGAGCATGGTTAACCTGCAGAGGCGCTTTGCCGAAATGGACGTGCCGATGCTCATGGCCCTTCAGCCTGTGCCGGCCAAATTCGCCACCGGCGAGTACATCCTCATTGTCTGGAAACGCGAGCCAGGATCCGGCTCTATCGCTTTCATCGATCCCGCCAAATACTTCGCCCAACACCCTCCCAAAAAGCGACGCCGCAAAAAGCCCTAAAGCTTGCGCCGCCGTCGCGCTTCCCGCCCTGCGCGCTTCGAAGCCATCAGTTGTTCAACCGGAGTCCCTGGCCCAGCGAACATCTCGAGGTGCATCGCCAGTTGCTGCCGCCACTCCGGATTGAATTTCTCCCGAACTGCCTCTTGGATCTCCCCCATCGAACGAATCTGCTCCTCTTTCATTGGCTCTGGTCGACTCTAGCTTTACCGGTATAGAAGGCGAGCGCCCTGTCGAAATCAGTCAGCGCGCTGCACAAATCGGTTTTGTGCGACAGGGGGATCTCTGGCTGGTGACAGAGCAAGCTCGTTACTTCCGCCATCCACAACTTAAGGCTTTGGATGACAGGATCAGGTAGCGTTTGAGGTTCTGTTTTTTCACTCATAGATCTTTTCCGGATTTTCTCCGCAGTGATGATCCAAGTGCTGACGATCGGTGAGTTTCGCAGGCGGCCAAAAATGGTAGCCGTCACAAGCGCAAGCAGCAATGTCGCAGTGTCGGTAGTTGAGTCTTTCGAGGGTGCTTTCCGCTTTAAGCAACCTGCCCCGTGATTCATCAAGTTCGCCACGCAGCCGGTTAGCCTCATTGCGGCTGGTTTGCTCACAATCGACGGCGACGGCCCGAGATTCCTTAAGCGTCTCGATTTCGGATTTCAATTTGTAGAGCTCTTCTTCAACCTGAACAAGAACCAAGGCGCAGGCACTAATCGCCTCTGCTTTTGGCATTGGATCAGGTGCCCGATCCAAGTATTTTTGAGCTGCATTTTTCGCTCTCTCCAAAACTTTGTTCGCGCTCATTTCTTTATCTCATCCGTCCTGTTTCCGTTCCCCGGCTCGAAGTGCTGCGAGCACCTTCATCACTTCTCGCTCAATCGCGCTCTTCGCTCTGTAAACGTCCATGACCTTGCTCTCTGGTCTGCCCCCCGTAAGCTCGCGGACAGCTAAGCAAAGATCATCGAAAGCCTTGTTTATTGGATGCTCGGAATCGTTCCTTGTCTTAACGCACTCATCGTTTGCAGCATGGCACCAGCCGCAGTTGGGGCAGTAGCCTAAGCCAGCCGGAACTTGCCGCCGCGCAGCCTGTCTTATTTCGCGAAGTCCTTGACCGGTGATGTCTCGGATGCTTAGAACTATATCGCGAAGATTGTTGCGTTCGTTAAGCACATCGCCAAGCTGGCCCTCTTTGGCTATTAGATCGCGCACCCGCTCTTTCCATGGCCCCATTGTCGGGACAAATGCGCCGGTTTCTCTGTCCATGCAGTCCTGCTTAAACCCCAAGGCGTCCTCCATTTCACAGATTTGTTTAGCGAGATGCTCGGACCATTCATTCTTCTCGATGCACTGCGAGAACAGTTTGTCTTTCTCCTCAATGAGTTGTCGGGCTGGGTGTTCTAATGCCCCGGCCATCGTTACAACCTTCGTTTGCTGCTCGGAGCCTGGGAGCTTCTCGATTTCCAGGCACAGTTCGTAGATCGCTTTATAGATCGGATGTTCGTTGATGTTCACGTTAGTAATTTTTTTCTTCCAATGGTTCAGTTTTGGTTAAGATCCAATTTTGGGCGTAGGTGGCCAAGCCCAAAGCTGGAATGTAGCCGCCTTTCCAGTAGTTGACCTGCACGCAACCTTGATCGGTTTCGAAGCTTAAGGCGATGAGCACATGATCAAATTGCTCGCCTAAAATGTCGTAAGCCTTATCCCTGGCTTCTCTCTGTGCTGCCGTCATAATTTTATCGCAGTTCATTTGGTTTGGTTTTTGACTTTGCGCTCAGCGTGTTTTCGACACTTTTTCGAGCAATAGGAAACATGGTCCGGCGAGCGCTTCCAAAGCATTTTTCGGCACCCGGGATTTGAGCACTTGCGATGAAAGGGAAAGTGCGCACCCTGTGTAGGCCGATCCGGCGCGAGCCAGCGCCGGTACCCCTTCTCACACTCCGAAAGCTTTTTGCTCATGCGAGCGGCTCCTCATCGCTCCCCTGATACTCGGGCCCTGGCAAATCCTCCTCAGGCGGCGCACTGGTCACCACCACCGGCGCTTCCGGCAACCCCTCCGCCGCGATCAATCCCGCTAACTCCTCATTCCCATTCCTCTCAGCCTCCACAAACCGCCGCTCCCTCCCATCACTCTCCGCCCTCACCTGCCCCGCACTCTTCCGCGGCTTCTTTTTCGCCTCCTCCTTCTCCCTCTGTTTCCTCTTCTGCTCCCGCCAAAACTCCCGCCTCGCCTCCGTCGAAAATCGATACTGCTCATGGTTGATCACAAACCATCCCCCAGGCACCGCCCGAATCCTCCTCCCCTCCTCATCCGGCGTATGACTGCTCGCATCCGGCTCACTCAATGTCTGGACAGCTTCTAGAACCCGCTCCGCTGGCAAATTCGCCCTCCTCCTTATCGTCTCCACCGTCCCCCTCACAAACCCTTCCGCATCCTTCAACAGCAACATCGTTATCCAAGTCAGCCTCGTTTCTGGCGGCGTATCCCATACGCTCGAATCCAAAATCGCACTCCACAACATCACAAATCCTCTGCTTTTCATATATCGTTGACACGTAGTCTGGAACTTGTCAGGACACTCTGTCCAGACAAAAAGAGGACATTCCCGCAGACGATGACGGATACAGATACAGATACAGATACAGAGTACTAACGCGCTTTCCGCAAATTTCGCCTCCCCCGTTTCCACATGGAACATTCCCAAAATTGGGAAAATAGGGGCCTACCACAAGGGGTATAACAAAACCGCGTGCGCCTCCGCGGGGGTGCCCGGGGTGGGTGCCCCCACGGTCGACCCTGGTGGAAAAAGAGATTCCTTTTGGAACCATGGCACCCATTCCCCTTAAACACGACTCCTCGCCGGAGGCGTACGATCAAAGCTCTCCTGGCATGAGCTCCCGGAGTACGGAGGAGGGAGAGAATGGATCGGGGTGCTTCGCACTCGAATTTTAAGGGGATCGGGTAACCTCGTTACAGGTCCGGAGACATCTCTGGAAGGGATGAGTCTGGATCGCTTTCGGGAGGTGCATCCGGTACCGGTGAAGGGTTGGCCGGCAGCGGCTCCTGCTCAGCAATCCCAAGAGGGCCAGATTGTGCAACTGCAGGAGGAGTGTCATTGCCCTTGGTGCCCTTGGTGTGGATGCGTCTGATTTGTTCGAGGTTGAAGATGGTTCGAGACAAGCGCTCAGCAGCAGGGGAGCCAGGGGAGAGTTGGGAGAAAGCGACATAGGCTCTTGCCAGGAGGACTTGCAAGGTGTGGGGGAAGTCGTGAGAGCGCCTGATGGATTTGGCTAAGGCGGAGAGCTCAGCACGTTTGGCGATATTTTCGAGGCGACGTTGACGGCCAAGCGCACCCCAGGAGAGGGCTTGCTCGCGGGTCCAAGTGCGGGTTGTGCGTTTGGGGGTGTTTTGAGGGTCTGAGGAGGGAAGATTTGCTGGCATGGCGTGCACAGCTTGACGGCTCCGGCGCTTTGACGTCAAGGATGGGGTGTGGATACCCCCTAAATCGTCCTGGGGCATCCTAGAGCGAAATTGGGGGGATTGGCCCTGGCCGGGAAATTGGCCGGCTGCAGGGCTAAGGGCGGAGGAGTCTGCAGGCGATGGCTTGGGCGGAGTGGACAAGGGCCATGGCTTGGCGGCAGGCGCGGATCTCAGAGGGAGGGGCGCAAGCGCCACGCAGCCAGGATTCGTGATCGCCGTCTGCGTTAGCTTGGCCGCAAAGCTGGTAGAGGGCTTCTACCTGCAGAGGGGTGAGAGCCAGGATGATTTTACGGCCGCGGCGCGAGACTGCAGGAGGGGTGCTCATTTGCCCTCCGGAGTTAGCTGATCTTCCCGCGGCGGGTACCAAGGGCAATCAGTGGGGGTGATGAAATACCGAAAGTCAGAATAGCCCTCCCATTGGGTAACGCTGAGAATGGTTTTGCCGGGGAAAACGCAGCCTTGATCGTTGCGCAGGCTCACCTTGTCTCCTGGTTGGAATTTTGGGGTGCTCATTGGTTGCGGTGCCAGAGGTTGAGAGCCAGGAGAAGGAGCTCAGCCAGGAGAGTGAGGAGGAGGGCGGAGAGGTTCACAGCAGGTCGGAGAGGGAGAGGGCCAGGAGGAGGAGGGCGATGGGGATAACGGCTGCAGGCGCGCCGATGATACCAGCGAAGAGGATGGCAAAGATGAGGCAAGCGCCAAAGGATTCGATGAGGTTCACGGCCGCGGCTCCTTTGGTCCGTTGTCCGGGTAACCGCATTTGCTGCACCAACCGTCCTTGTCGAGCGGCCGCACTCCGCAATCGGGGCAAATGTCGCCCTCCTTTGGCCGGCGCTTCCCTCCGCAGCGAGGGCAGAAGAGCCAGCAAGCGGGGCAGTACTGGCAGCCACAAGTTGAATGCTTCACGTACGGGGTTTTGCACTGCTTGCAACGGAGGGCAGATGCCTCGTGCCAGGGGAGCTCTGGCAGCGGCTCAGCGTCCGCGGCCGCTTGGTTTAGCTTCACGATTACAGCCATTGCGGAGGGCAGGTCTAACCATCCGTCAAGGTGTTCGCCGTAGTTGGCGCGATTGGTGCCAAGGATGAGCGGCCGCAACGTCCACCCGTACCCGGAAGAGCAGAGCTTGTAAAGCCGGCCGGAATGCTCGAATAAATCGCCGTCTGCGAATGTGGTGAAGCCATTGGTGCAAGAGCGGCCGATAATGAAGCGCGGAGAGAGTTGCGGCGCTGTTTCGACTCGCAGCCAGAGCTCAGAGCCAGGGCAACGGGTAGCGCTGCAATCCAGACAGAGCCAGCGCTGGCCCACTTCCACAAAGGTTTTGCGCCGGTGCGCGCAGTCTTTAACTTCCGCAAGATAGCAGGTGCTCACTTGGCACCTCCGCGGAATAGGCGGCGCTCTGCTCGCTCCTGGCGCTCCCTGGCGAGCCGCTCAGCTTTGCGCGCTTTCCTTTCCCTGGCGCGCTCAAGCTGGCTTTTGTTCGCCTCACAACGCAGGAGGTAGAACCAAAGATCGCAGGCTTTGATTTGCAGGCTGCGGCGCGTCCTGGCCGGCCACACAGTGATCAAGTCGCCCTTGTCGAGCGAGACAACTAAGCGCTTGTCGTGATCGGCTCCAAAGGTGCGCCCTAGTTCGGAAACCGTAACCGCCCTGGCCGGAGAATCTTTGAGCTCGATCACATTGCCTGCCTCATCCTTTACGGCGCGAGTGTGTCCAAAGTTTCTCACGGCTTTTCCTCCTGGCCTTTGGCTTTGGCGATTGCGGATCGAGCTTTGGCGGCACCGCAAGTGCAATGTGATTCACGTTCCACAGGGTGGAAATTTAGCCCCTCGCAAGAGTCGTAATGCGTGAGAGGGCAAAGAAGCTCGCAAGCTTCCAGTAGATCAGGCGCGGTGGTAATAAGCGCTGCGTTGCTAGCCCAAATGGCGCGCTTAATTTCGCGCTCTACTTTCCGCTCTGCCTTGAAAGCGTTTTGCAGGGCGACGATAGCGGGAGTTGAGTAGTCTCTAACGAGCTCCAGCCGTGCTGAGGGAGGTTGGCTCCCGCGCTCCGTTGCGCGTTTGCAGTCTAAAAGCGCTTCGTGCGCCAAGGCTGCTAATTTTCTCCAATCATTCATTTTGTGTCCTTAGGTTATCGCGTGCCTACTCCCCCCTGCACCGCGTGCCCTGCAGGGGAGAGGCGGCGCGGGATTACACCGCGGCCACGGCATCAGCCAGGGAAAGGATCTTGCCTGCTCTGGTTTCGAGATCCAAACGAGCGTCCACGAAATCAAACCCGCGAGCGTAGGCGGTTAGACCCTGGACAAGCTGCCAAACAGTCTTGCACTCCCCCTCCTCCGCTTTCGCGAAGTCAATCGCGCTGCTGAGCTCTGAGCGCGTAAACTTGGCAGCCTTGGAAGTGAATTTAACCAGATCCTCAACCGTGATCTTTTTGTCTGCGATCGGCAGGAGTTGAGACTGTGCTTTTTTAATCGCGCCCATATCTGCAGAGGCGCTCCGATTGCAGTACTCGAGCAGGGCGGGAGCCGCTTCGTTGTCGAACCGGATCGGCCCTCCCTCTGTGTGTCGGATCACAACCTTGTTGACGTCCGTTGCACCCCAAATGATATGGTTTCCGCAGACGCCATTGTGAAGGAAAGTCATTAGCCCGAAAGTCCTGGCTCCGACTTCGCTATTCCAGCAAATGAACCCGCGGTGAAGCTGAGCGCGAGGGCCAGCGTCAAGGAAGCTGCCACCGTCGATCATGAACATGAACACGTCTCGATCGGACGCGTAAAGGCCGGAGGGTTTTTCTGTGCCGTCAACGTAGGCTTTCGGGTTAAAGAACCGGTTGCCGGTTCGCTCTTGGATGCGCGCAACCGCGTCCACGCAATCGGCATCCCATCCGGCCGTACGTTGTGCTCGTTACTGCCTGCAGGCGGTTTAGTCCCCCGTCCTCGTTGGCAACCGTCATAAACTTGACGGTTTCCCGGCCGCTCTCCTGCAAGCCATGGTTGAGGTTGCGCACTACCAGATCGTTCGGGAGCGTGCGGAGGTATCCAGCCGGAGCTTTTACGAGGGCAGAGAGTTGGCCGAAACTCCAATGAGTGGGCTCACAGGGAGTGATCGTGCCGTTGATCGTTAGAAGCCCGTCCGTGTCTTTAACTTCCGTGCGGCCGCAATCAATGTCGACGGAGCGAGAGCGCAGGCGGCGCGCTGCCACTGAATCACGCAGAGCGGCCAGGGTTTCAAAGCGCTGATCTGCAGGACGGTTCGCCCATTGTTGGTGAGCTTCCATGAGGTTTACTGACGAAGGAGTGTTTTGCATACTGTTGTCCGTTTTTACTGTCTGCCAGAATCGCCCTGGCGGCGCTCGGGCTTTTCCGATCCGCTTCGTGCGGCTCTTCAAGCCTGAGGAGCTCAGTAAATCACAGGTGGAATGGACTTACAAGATATTTTTTACTACCTTGTAGAATTACGGATTGCATTCCCCTTGGTGCATGGTGTAAATTTTACGGACAAATGAAAGACTCGCCTAAAAACGGCCAGCAAGCGGCCGTAGTTTTGCCCCGGTTGACTTGCCTGCGTTGCCATTGGCTTTGGACTCCCCAAGTAAACGATCCGAAAGTTTGCCCCAAGTGCAAAAGCCCGAATTGGAATAAAACGCCCTCGCTTGGCGGCCCTGGCCGGCCGCGCAAAATCCGATTTCCGGAACCCTCGCAGCAATCGAAAATGAAGCGCACAGGAAACCCTCCGGTTGGCTGGCGCTAAAAGAACCCTCGCAACAATCCAGACCCATCGCGCCTATGTCCAAACTTCCCGCACTGACTTGCCCTGTTTGTCTCACTGATTACTGCCAGCTTGACGCGCCTGAGGAGTATGAGCGCGTGAGCCGGTGCCTGATAAACCCGAGAGCCCTCGCGCCAGCCGATCCAATAGAACCCGCGCAGCAAGAACCATCGCAGCAGCCAGAGCCAGAGCCCACTTGGGGCGATGTATGCACTTGGATCCGCGCTACTGATACGGCCGCCATAGGTGCGCCGCCATGGGAAGAGGTTTGCCACTGGATCCGGATGGGCGCTCCTGGCCGTGCCTTGGAGGTGGCAGAGGCGGCGCTGCAGCAACCCAAAACCATCCCCGATACTATCGGAGCCGCTGAGGAAGTGATCAGGGTGCACCTTGTGAGCATCCCTGAGTTTACGGCTCGCGTTTTCGCTGAGCTTGAAGCAGCGATCGCCAAGGTGGACAGTGCGCGCTATTCGGAGCCAGGAAAAGAGATCGGGCCAATGAGTGTCAGTGAGCGGGAAACCATGGCGGCCGCAGTCCTCAACGTCCTTTTCAATACCAGCTTATGACAACGGGGCCAGTAGTTCCGATGCGGCCGGCCAGCGAGATCCAGCGCGCTCACGATCTGCTCGCGGGGATCATTCTGAAAGAATGCGATTTGGGGCTACCAGAGAGCCACCTGCAGCGACTGGCGGCCGTTGGTGGGGTGCTGTGTTGGGTGCTGCGCCATGACCACAATACAGACTTTGCTGTGCTGCTCGCCTCACTCGAGGCTGCCACGAAGATCGCCGGATACACTTTCGACAAACAAACCTAAGGACAAATCATGATAACCGAAAAGTACAAAGGAGTTGAGATCGCCTACTCCGAAAAAGGCAATCAATGGGAGTTCACTTATGACGGGAAGGAGCGCGTTGCGCCTTCGCTGGCCTTGGCCAAAAAGCGCATCGATAAAAAGCCGACTTTCAAGCGGATCGATTGCTGGTGTACAGGGCGATATTGTGGCGATGACTTTCGCCAGGGAGAGTTAACGAGCTTAACTGATGATAAGTGCGCTTGGGTCAACCTCAAAGGCGAGGGCAGGGAAAAGCTCTACTCGCGCAATGTCTACCCCCGAAACCAGTTCAACGATCTGCTCATTGGTCGGATTGGAGCTCTAAGGAAAGAGATCGTAGCGCTCGAAAAGCAAATTGAGGCTGAGACAAAAAAGCTGCAGGGGTTGCCGGAAGTAAAGAAGGAGGAGGCATGATCACTCTTCCCAATGGACAGGAGGCGGAGCCTATTAAAATTCACGGCCGCGCTTACCCGCTCTGGAGCAAGTTTGTCCTCGATCCGAGTTGGATCGGAGGTGAACTGCAGGACTTGGATCCAGACTCCGGAGGCGCGATAACTACGATCAAGGAAATTACCCTTGAGGCTAATGGGCCAGATTCGGCCATGTTTTCGGTTGACGGCCAGGGATGGGGTTGCGGGTGCGATGTGCGCTACCTCGGGGTGAGTGGACGATGTTCGCCGGAGGAAATCGCTGAAGGATGGATCCGGTTTAGTGGCTTTGGTGGGCATGAGTGGCGGATCCGCAAGGCGCGGCCGCAGAGGGAGGAGAAAAGCTTATGCGCTTAACGCCGCTGCTCAGGCTGCCTTTATCAATACGGAGGATCCCGCCAGGGGAGCTGCTGCGCGCTAACCCTGCGTTGTTCCTGCAGGTGAAACTTTCCTGCGATATGACCAAGGACGATTGGCACGCCTTTTACGATCGGGTTGAAAATGCGTCGCCACAAATCAGGCGCGTCAAATGCGTTTTCAAAAAGGGGCTCAGCTATGGATCCTAAACCTCTCGAGATGCTGGACGCAGCCGGCAAACCGCTCCCGTTGGGCAAGTGTAACGTCTGCGGTTACGAATGGGATTCCGCGTCTGAGGCAGTTGGTAACCATCAGAATCGGCCGCGGCCAGGAGACTTTTCCTTGTGCATGAAATGCGGCGAGCTCTTCGTTTTCGATGAGCAAATGCGGCTCGCAGAGCCAACTATCGCGCAATTAACCGTAGTTCCGATCGAAACCGCGGCCGTGATCCGCCGCACTCAAAGGATGATCCGTAAAGAAAGGGTTTTAGACTGATATGAACAACACAGCTTTAGACGTCGAAGTGATTTCGGACAGTAACAAACCTCAGCAGACTCAAGCCCTGGCGCTCCGTCCTCAGCAGGACGTTGGGCTATTCGGCACAACTGAACCGGCCGTAGTGATCCAGAAAGCA